AATATAAACTTTATATTTACCATTTAGAACACCAGCAAAAGTGTTTCCTGTGTCATCAACAGTTAAGTTGTTGTTTAACGCAGGAGCGTAATCAAGAACACCAGCCATTTGAAGTGCCGAAGCAACATCAGATGAACAGATAATCATGTTACCTTTTCCTCTACGAGTTCTTTGTGCAATAGCATTTGCTTCTCTTTCTACTTGGAACATAAGACCTTTAAATCTCTCAACACTCCAACGACCGTTAGAATCTGTATCAAGGTCAAATATGCCTTCAGTAGTAGTGTTTACTGTACCTGTGTTTGCAGAAGCACCTTTCTCAGCGTTAGCATAGATAGTTCTAACTACTTCACGGTTAATCTCAGCTAAAATTTCACTTGATAAGATATTAGCAAGTTCAGTTTCAGCGTCAAGTCCATGAATCGCTTTAAGGTCTTGAGCAAGTTCCATTGTGTATTCAGCTTTTAACGCTCTTGATTTAGCAGTTACAGTTGATTTCTCAATACTGAACGCCATTTCAGCAAACGCATTACCTGAATCTTCACCTAGACTTTCAGCCGCAGCTGTAGACATTGCAGTACCAGTTGTGTGTGTACCAGCAGGTGAATCGTTTAACAATGCAGGGTTTGTCCCACTATGAGCCGCAGTTGAGAAACCATCAACAGCAGAACCAGTCGCATTACGACCAGCAAAGTCTGTATCAGCTTCATCAAATAAAGCTTCTGTGCCACTCATGTTAGTATATCTTGAACGCATAGCAAAGATAAGTCCTGTAGGACCTGTCATTGGTTGTACGCCACAGATATCATAAGCAATAAGATTTGGCATAGCCCTTCTTACTAAAGAAATTAGGATAGGATCCCAATTACTTACACCAGAATTACTAACAGCGTTAGTTGGTGTTTCAGCAAGGAAAGCTTGGTCTTCTTTAAGAGCCCTTTCTTGGTTCTCTAAGATGACTGATGTAACAGCTCGTTTATAACTATCCTTTACTTCAGGAAGTTCTGGATGGTCTAATACAGGCTGCCATTTTTTTTCATAAGTTTCCGATAAGTACATATCTTCTTCTCTCCTTTTTTTAGTTACTTCGATATTTTCATATCTTTTGTTTTACTAATTGCGTTGGTGTATGCAGCCATAGCATTTGATAAATCTTCGTTAGTTGATTCACCACCCACCGCAACATCATCTATATCTGCTGAATCAGCAGACTTCTCAGCTTTTTGCCCAAAGTAAGATTCCTTAATGGTCTCTACTTTTTTTGCAAAATCTTCTTCAGAAGAATACTCAACGCCTTCAACGAGACTGTCGAATTTTTCTTTAGCTGTATCAGCTAAATCTTTTGAATGTTCATCAATGATTTCTTGGCGTTTATAGCCACCATTGACTTTATTCATTTCAACATTCTTCTCAATTTCTTCGTTAAGTTTTTTCTCTAAGTCTTCTATCTTACCAGCTTGGTCTTCAAGAACATCATATTTCTCATCTGGAACATCAATGTAATGGTCTTCAAATAATTTTTTAAGACCACCGATGAAGTCCTCAGCGATTTCGCCCTTGATACCTCTCTCTAGTGCTAACTTATTTTCTTTCATCCATTCTTCAACAACATAGTTTAAGTATGAATCAACCTTTTCAGTTAGTTCAGATTTAGATTTTGAGATTTCTTCTTCAAATTTAGTATCATATTCAGACTGTAATCTTTCTTGTTCTGCTTTAACTTTTGAGTTAATTGCAGCTTCAAAGATTGTAGCAGCCTTTTGTTTAAATTCTTCAGATAAATCTGAATCTCCGACAAGTGCCTCAATGTCTTCTTTAACATCAATTTCAGAATCTTTTTTAGCTTTCACTTCTTTATCTTCTTCTTCGACATCCTTTTTAACATCTTCGACTTTCTTTTCTTCGATTTCTTTTTTATCTTCAGAATCAGCTTCTTCAGAATATCCTGCTTTCAAGTGTGATGGTTCCCCAGCTACTTGAGCACTTTTAGATACTTCATCTGAAACTTTTTTGACTTTCTTCGTACCGTCTGGATTACTGTCTGTTGGTTTAACAACAGGTGCGCCTAAATCTTCAGCGTCATTTGAAAGATGACTTGGTTCAGCTGCAACAGCATTCTTTTTTGGAGCGTCAGCGTTTGGATTTGCTGAAGCTTCTTCGATAGATTCAGTCTTTTTTTCTGATTCTGCCATTGAAAATCTCCTCTTATTAATTGTTATAACAATATAAATTTCTAAACTTTTTTAAGAGTTCAGGTAATATTTATAATATTATAGTTTTCTAATAAACGAATCAAAGATTTCTAGTTTTTTTTCTTCTAGTTCTCTTTTTTTCGTGTTAATCACTTCCATCTTCCACGCCTCAATGTCTTTCTCGACCAAGAGACCGTTGTCCCATACCCATTCTTTACCTTCCATAATGCCTTCTACGAAAGCGGCCGGTGCCGAAGGGTCTGCTACAATGTCAGCGGCGGTTGCTAACATGAAATCATCTTTCACATAGTTTGCGCCATTTCTTTGCATGATGGAACCCATTCCCCTTGATGATACTCCTAATTGAGCACCCTCATCAATAAGACCTTTTACAATCTTACCATAGGGCGTGTCCATGATTTTAGCTTCACCAATAAAGTTATCACCATCTGGATAAAGTTTCTTAATCATATGAGAAACCCTTTCTAGATTGACAGTAGGTCCGTCAGGATGTCCTAACTCGCCAAATGCACGATTTTTATTGATAAATTCTTTGTTGTATCTTGTTACTTCTTTCATCAAGATATCTTTAGGGTATACTCGCCCATTACGATTCTTGATGTTAGACTGTAAAAAAACACCTTTAATCTTGTACTCTTTTTTGCCGTCTTTAGTTTCTTCTACTAAATACTCGGCACTAGATACTTCTTCTGAAATTAATTTCATTAGTGTACTCTCTCTTTTGTTATATACTATTTATACAAATTTGTACTTTAAATGCACATTTTTATCTAAATTCTACTAATATGGTATAATTATCACCAGAAACAAAGTTTCTAGTACTTAATAGCACATCACCAGTAGCTGTTCCTGCATTGTTTGATATACCATCACCAAATGTTCTTAAATCCCAATGTCCTTGACCATTCAACAATGCCATAGTAGAATTTGTTGTGCCACCCCACAATAACTCAACAGCTGCATTAGCATTTGTTGTGTTAATTGAATACCATATTCTTGCAAGTACTTTAGTAGCGTCTTCACTCATACCATTAGTATTTGAAGCGTCAATTTTAGTTACCAATGATTCACCAGTACCGTCTGATATATTTGTCATCTTTGATACATGTTTTACACCTGATACATCAGCAATTGTTTGTACTGTTACTATATCTGCCATAATCTACTCCTAATCGTTTTCGCCCATATCTTGTTTTTGTAATGTTAATAATGCAAAACCAGATGAAGAATTAGTAGTTGTTCCTATTATATCCCCACCAGTTGCACCTGTATTAGTTGCTGTATTTTTTATTACAGCACCATAATAATGTCCAGAGCCACATAGGTTTATTGCCTCTATATCTGTGTCTCCTTGAAATTCTAATTTAACTTCTCCTATACCAACGCCATATTTAATATCTGTAATATGAAGTTTAGCGCCGTTTGTATGTCCACTCAATCCTGAAGCGTCCACGGCAGTCGCTGATGTAGCGGCGTCGGCGTTCCAGGTGAGTAATACTTTGGCGTGTGTTTTAGTGTCAGCTAAAATTTTAGTTGTTATTGCCATAGTTCCTTTACACCTCTAGTTTTAATTGTTCTCTTACTTCTAATTCTATGTAATCTAACAATTGTTCTTTTTTTATATCATGTTTTAAAATAACTTTCTTAACACAATCCTCTATATTATCGCAAAAGTCAATTTCTTCATCATAACCTTCACTATCTTTTTCATTATCTAACATCTTATAAAACTCATTAACTGCCTTTTTCATTTTAGGCGTTAATGACATATAAGCAGTTGAACCACTTACATTGTAATCTTCAAATATATTACTTGTTTTCATCAGCTGTCAAATCTATATCTACTGAACCATCTTTTCCAGATGATACGGAACCATCTTGTTCAAAAGTTCCTGGTTCAGCGACCTCTGGTTTAGGGTCACTAAAAGCTTCTGCTTCTGGCACTTCAGCTTGTTGTGTAAACATTTGACTTGCCAGGTCTTTTCTTTTAGCGTCTAGTCCAGTTGCAACCTTAGCTCTTAATGCTGTTTTAAATGCTTCACCAGCATTTGCATTATCACCTGTTGCAAGTTGGTCAATAAAGTTTTTTACTTCTTCTGTCATAACTATCTCCTATTAAAATGGGGTATCATCATCTTGGTCAGCTTGTGCAAACGGAGATGAAATAATACCATCATCAATTTCTTGTTTAATTTGTTTATCCATTTCTTGAATTTCTGATTCAGACTGTTTAAGTACATTCTTTCTCATGTATTCTACTGAGAAGTATTTACCTACCATATCTCTCATTTCATTTACTAATGCGATTCTATCTCTCATCAATTCAGCATGTTTTAATTCAGCG